ATGAAAAGAGGAACGTGTATGGGTTTGTTTAGCAGCAAAGCGGATAAAGAAAAGGCAAAGATTGAAAAAGCGAATCGTAAAGCTGAAAACGAAAAAATACTAGAATACTTTAAGAACCATAGTGACTACAAAGTTGGCGACATGTATTTTGATGATAAACATGGAAAATTATTTATAAAGAAATCTTTTACCATGAACAGATCACAAGCTGTATACAATTACGATGAGTTAATTAGCTACACGCCTATTTTTGAAGGTGGCAAAATCAAAAAACATCATGGCATTACACGTGCAATTGTTGGCGGCGTTTTAGCTGGTCCTGTTGGTGCTGTTGTAGGAGCTGGAACTGGTGGAAAAGAATTTGATACTATTAAGCGACTAGGCTTCATCCTACACCTTACTGACAATCGCTCTCAAAACTATATGCTTATGATTTCAGAATCAAAATCAGATAGTTTCCTTACGAAGTCGGCGATGGAAGATTACAACAACATAGCTGCTAAACTGGATCAAATAATTTCTTTAAATACTCAAGAACCTACATCTAATAGCAGCAACGCCGATGAGTTGAGGAAATTCAAAGGCCTTCTTGATGATGGAATTATTTCTCAAGCAGAATTTGATGAAAAGAAAAAAGAATTATTGGGATTATAACTTTGAGCCTGTTTGTCAGGCTTTTTTCTTTACCTTTTGTTCGCTTTACAACAAGAACAAACGTTCGTATAATTCTTGCAAGGAGTGATTGCTATGCAGATACCACTTGCAGATAAACGGACGTATGCACTAGAAAGATACTATTACGAGTTCATTCAACGAATGGGACCAGCTCACTTTCTTTATGAGCAGTTTGTACAAACTATGGAGAATTTCGGTAAACCTTACTTCACCGTTCCCTCAAGCTACAGTGGCTATCCAGAGGAAATAGCGTTTGTGTTCAAAATCGAAGGCAAAAACTATATTTTTGATCATGTTAGGACTCAAGACAAAATATTGCGTAAGTATGATCCAAGCATTAATTACAAGCCCGGTGGAAATTAGAGCAACAAAAAAAGCCCCCTACTCACTTGAGTAAGGGGTATTTGTTTACCACGCCATAATCGCAGCCACGACATGACTTGATTTTGTATTAATTTTTGAAATGGTATATTTTTGATCTTTCCAAGGAGCGTACCAGTTTTTAGCAGATTCGAATTCTTTTCTAGCTAATTCATGTGCTTCTTTTTCAGAATTTGCAACAACTATGACTTCACTATATTGATCATAATCAGCTTTTTCAGCTTTCACTGAATAAATCATCCATATCACCTCTTTTGAATTCTTTATCTCTTTCAATGATGCTATCTCTCAACATAATCACTTCTGAAAGAGTCCGTTCTATATTTAATCTTTTGCCTAAAAGTATAAATTCTGCTTTATCAGTTATTAAATTTCTTAACCAGTCGCCATCTTCACTCATTATTTCTATGCCATTAATCACAATAGAATTAGAAGGTCCAATATTTTGATCAACCCTCATAGCATCTTTATCTGAAAATACTTCAAGTTTTTCATCAATATGTTCTAACGTATTTCTCATTTGTTTATTTTTTAACTCTAGATTTTTAGGGAGGTTAAGCGTATCAATAATAAAATTTCTTTCGTTTAATCTTTTTTCATAAGAACCGTTAGTTTCTTTATATTTTCTCGTAGGATATAAAAGTTTGGATATGTTAGCTAGAGATACTACGTAATTTTGCAAATAATACCATACTTCATTAAAACTTAGGATTGACTCTTCTGTTCTATCTTTAAAACTCAAATATTCATTTAAGCTTTTCTTTAAGTTATTGAAAGAAATTAAAGAGAAGTTAGTTTGTAATTTGATTTCATTCAAGAATAACCCGTATTTCCTTTTTTTCAAACTTCTGTCTCCTGTCTTTAAGTTGATTTTACTTGATTTCCTTCTTCTTATTTTTTTTAATTAGTTTTATTCATTACTATATTCTTCCGCCAATCATTTATAATTTCGATTGCTTGAAGAATATGATAATCGTTCCAAGTTGGCCGTTCTAACTCTTCCATTAAAAACTCAATTGTTTTATCAACTTCACTTTGATTTTTTGGAAGAACGACTGGACCAAATTCATCTTCAACAATCTGTTTATAATCATTCAAATCCATTAAAATCCCTCCGAAATGATGTATAATAGTGAAAGGATATTACATCGATGAGCCTTTTCACTTTCCTAGGGTGTGGCTCATTTTTTATTTTATCATGAAAGTAAAAAACACCCCACTCTTTTATATAAGAAGTGGGGTATTTGTTTACCAAGGCAGCTTGTTGTTATTAAGCGCTCGTTGCAATGCCTTGACCATATTAGATACAGGGCTGATAACTCCATCAACTGTTGTCTTCAAGGCTCGTTGCATAGCTTTAATCATCTCTGTTCCACACAGTCCATCGATCGCACCATTGTATAAACCTTTTGCTTTTAACCGCTTCTGCCATGTACGAATCAGCGTTGACCCTTTAAGTG